CGGCTTAGGGCCGGTTTATTTTTGAGTTGGTAGGTCTAAGACTTCTTCGTATTCTTTGTAAGAAATTTCTATCCATCCAATCGGAAAGTCAACCCATCTTTTTGAAAGTTCATAATGGGCTAGTTGCTTGTCTTCTGAAAGTAAACCATCTTCTAGGGCCTTTGTCAAATTATTCAAATCGGGAGTGGATTGGTGGAATCGGCCATGGTGTAATTTTTTTTTCTTATTTGACCATGAGGGTGGCACCGGAATAAAGAAAGTTATGGAGGCACCAACCGGAGGCATGACAAAGTTTTTTCTTTTGGCCTCGGCCGATAAGTCTATTTTGTATTGATTGTATCTTTCTAGTCTAAGTAATCTTTTTAGTCCAGGTGGTCTTAGTCTTTCTCTTGGGATTCTAAAAAATATCCGATCGCCTTGTGTTGCCCTTACATGGGTTTGATGTGTTATGTTAAGAATTACTTTTTTGTGCATTTGGTTTTTCTTTTACTGCTTTTTCTAAAATGTACTCCATGGCTTTAGTTAATGACCATTTCTTTTTTTCAGAAAATGTTTTTAGCTTTTCGTAAGTTTCATTGTCTAAATAAATTGTGTGTCTTGTTTTCATTTTGAATTATTTTGATGCAAAGTAAATTAAATATTCCATATAACAAAAAACCCCTATTAAATTAATAATAAGGGAGTTCTGTTGTTTGTTTTTTTTGGATGGTTGCTTTATAGATAGGGAATTATGTGTTGCTTAATATGATTATCTAAATCTTCTAGGGAGCCATTATTTTATATCTATAATTTTTACTTCGGTACCCGTAAGCAAGGCATCTATTGTTTCTTCTACTATTTCTCTTTGTTCAGGACTTAATAGGGCCACTTTTTCGTTTATGGCCGGTACTGCAAATACATCACTTGCTATCTCTTTTCGAATACCATCGCGTACCTTTTCGGATATTTGCGGATGCGTTATAGTATCTCTAAATATCCAATTTATTTTGCTTATATGGGTATTAAATAACCTATCTCCACTAGAATTTGGGTATTGCCTAATAAAGTCTAAATAGTGTTCTTTTGCCATCTTTAAGTGTTGTATGGCACTTACTATATTGGCTCCGTTGTTTGACATGGTATTATGGTGTTATTTGTTTATAAAATTGTTTTGTTAAATAGCCTAATTCGTATGCGTAAACTTCTTCGGTATCATCTTTTAGTGGGATATTAACCAAGTTCATTATAGCTATATTGGTATGTAATAGTTCGTGTGCGTTTATGGATTTGTCATTTGCATTGCGTAACCATATTACTATATTCCCGTTTTGTTGGTCAAATGTTACCCCATCTGCATTGAAATCTTCTTGTTTTACTGAACTATCTAAATTAATTCTTATGTAGTTATATGCTTTAGTTTCCGATTCGCAAACCACCACATAAATATCTACATCAAATGTTCCACCATTCAATTTATATAATTCAACACCCTCCTCTTTTGGTAAACAACCAATAAAAAAAGAACACATAAAAATAATTATTAGTAATCTCATAAATTTTCGTATTTTTCTATTGCTTTAAATATCTCATAAGCTACTTGAGGAACTATTGCGTTTCCGGCTGCTTTTGTTGATTCTTGTCGCCATTTTGAAAAGGTAATAGAGTCCAATTCGGTGGAAATCCCATCACTTCTAGTACAAATTGGGGATTGAGATGGGAACGAGTCCCAAAAATTTCGTTCATTTGACTGCCCAAATCGTCTCCTTTCCAATTCTCCGTTTTCCAATATATATTCTTGTCGCTTGCGGTGGGGTTTTTGAGCATGAGGCTTGAAATCTGGGTCGCTAAGTTCGGCATTGTTGTCCCATTCGGATATTTCTCCATTCTCTGTTGAAATTTCTCCAAGTCTTGAACATCCTCTCTTGTTGTTGGAGTTAGCAACAAACCAGATCCTATCTCTTCTATGGGGTGCGTTGACGCTTGCAGCTGGAATAAGAAACGGTTGTACTTCATAGCCTTCCCTTTCCAAATCAGAGCACACCTCTTCGAATACCAATCCCCCCCCCAACTAACAAGTCCACGAACATTCTCCCCAATAACCCATTTGGGTTGTACTTCTTTAATAACTCGTAGCATTTCAGGAAAGAGATGTCTTTCATCGGCTTTCCCTTTTCGCTTTCCGGCTGTTGAGTATGGTTGGCAAGGGAATCCCCCAGTAAGGATGTCAATGTTTCCTCTGTGAATAGTAAAGTCTGTTTTTGTGATGTCATTGTAACTAATTGAATTTGGGAAATGATGTTTTAAAACTTTTTGACCAAATAAGTTCCATTCGCAATGAAAAATATTATCCCATCCCATCCATTCGGAGGCTAAATCAAATCCACCTATTCCACTAAATAGTGATCCATGCGTCATAGCTTATCAATATTAAAATTTGAATGTGTATCTTGTATTTCTTGTAAAAATTCTCTTGCTTTTACAACTTTGGTTTTCATTCACCTTGTGGTGCAGCTGGAGCTGGTTTGTCAGCAATCACACACTCTGTTGTTAACAACATAGAAGCGATAGAAGCTGCATTCTCTAAAGCAACTCTTGTTACTTTAGTAGGATCGATAACACCTGCTTTGAATAAGTTTTCGAAAACTTCTGTTCTTGCATTGAAACCAAAGTCGTCTTTACCTTCTTTGATTCTTTGAACAACAATAGAGCCTTCGATACCGCTATTCTTCACAATTTGACGAAGTGGTTCTTCAATTGCACGACGTACAATTTGAATACCAGTTGTTTCGTCTTCGTTAGCACCTTTTAATTTATCTAAACTTGCTACTGCACGAATGTAAGCAACCCCACCACCCGGTACGATTCCTTCTTCAACAGCTGCACGCGTTGCGTGTAAAGCATCGTCAACACGATCCTTCTTTTCTTTCATTTCAGTTTCAGTAGCTGCACCAACATACAATACGGCAACACCACCACTTAGCTTCGCTAAACGCTCTTGTAATTTCTCACGATCGTAGTCAGAAGTTGTATTTTCAATTTGCGCTTTAATTTGATTTACACGCGCAGTGATGTCTGCTTTTTTACCTTTACCACCTACGATAACGGTATTGTCTTTATCTATTGTTACAGAACTTGCTTGACCTAAATAAGTTAAATCGGCGTTCTCTAATTTGAAACCTTGTTCTTCAGAGATAACAGTTCCTGCAGTTAAAATTGCAAGGTCTGTTAACATTTCTTTTCTTCTATCACCAAAGCCTGGTGCTTTCACAGCAGCTACTTTAATAGTACCACGTAATTTGTTTACGACTAAGGTTGCCATTGCTTCACCTTCTAAGTCTTCAGCAATAATAACTAATGGACGGCTTGTTTGAGCTACTTTCTCTAAAATATGCAAGATGTCTTTCATTGCTGAAATTTTCTTATCATAAATTAAGATATAAGGATTTTGCATTTCAGCTTCCATCTTTTCGCTGTTTGTAACGAAGTAAGGAGAAACGTATCCACGATCAAATTGCATCCCTTCTACTACATCTACTGTCGTATCTGTACCTTTTGCTTCTTCTACAGTGATCACACCTTCTTTGCCTACTTTGCTCATGGCAAGGGCAATTAATTTTCCAATTTCATTGTCATTGTTCGCAGAGATAGAAGCCACTTGCTCAATCTTTTTAGAGTCGTTTCCAACTGTTTGAGACTGTGCTTTTAAACTTGCTACCACTTTTTCAACCGCTTTATCGATACCACGCTTCAAATCCATTGGATTGGCTCCAGCAGTCACGTTTCTTAAACCTTCGCTAATGATAGCTTGTGCTAAAACAGTAGCAGTTGTAGTTCCATCACCTGCTTGATCAGCGGTTTTGCTTGCTACTTCTTTTACCATTTGCGCACCAATATTTTCGATAGGATCTTCTAAGTCAATTTCTTTTGCTACAGAAACACCATCCTTAGTAATAGAAGGTGATCCGAATTTCTTTTCAATAACAACGTTACGACCTTTTGGTCCTAAGGTTACTTTTACGGCGTTGGCTAAAGTGTCAACCCCTTTTTTCATTTTATTTCTCGCTTCTAAGTCGAAAAAAATCATTTTAGACATATAAACTTATTTTATTTCGTTAATTAATAGTTCTAGTTACTTTAACAATTATACAATTGCTAAAATATCGCTTTCGCGCATGATCAATAAATCTTGACCATCAATTTGAATTTCTGTTCCAGCGTATTTACCGTATAAAACGTTATCGCCTACTTTTACAGTTACGGGTTCGTCTTTTTTACCTGTTCCAGCAGCAAGTACTAGTCCACGTTGTGGTTTTTCTTTTGCAGTATCAGGGATGATGATTCCTCCAGCTGTTTTTTCTTCTGCAGCGGCAGGCTTAA